ACCTCCACCTCCCCCACCACCACCTCCCACAATAGGGATGATCGGGAATCCTCCGCTGGAAAAGCTGATTGGCATTTAGAACCCAATCCGATTAGAAGCCAGGATGCTGATCGACAGAGTATTCATGACCTCTGCGACCCCCGGCGGAGGGAGACGATCCCCCAGATCCATCGACCCCGTCAACACCCGAAGGCTCATGGGGTACGTCGGTCCCTTCGGCACGGGCCAATCCACGTTGCAGAAGGGTTGCGCATTCGGCTGCGGAAGCACCTGGAAGTTCGGGTACTGCGGGAAGCGGAAGACGCGGAAACGATCCGGCAATTGCGGATTCGGTTGGTCGTAGCTCCCTGCCACCCCGGCCGGAATAGCGGGGGGAAGAGTCGTCGACAGCGCCACATTGGGCGTGACATACGGCTGCTGCGGCGGCAAGGACGACCGCGTGTTGACGAAGTCGAACCCCGTGACCGGGGTCGTGATCGGCGTCGTCTGGAAATTGAACCACGTCCGCAGGTCGTTAGACCACCGCGGCGGAGTGGGATTTTGAAACAATGGCGGGAAGATAGGTTGAACTACCACCACCGCCGTTAGCAGGGCGATATTGGAACCCCTCCACGGTTGGGCGTTGGCCGCCGCAGAAGGGTTCGCTCGCTCAATGCGAGTGATCAGAGGGTCACGCAGTATGGTTGCCATGATACTCGCCTACGTTCGACTTAGAACGGTTCGTAGATGATGTGGCCGCCCATCAGGCCGGGGGTGCCACCAGTGAATGCCGAGAGGGAAACCTCTCCCAGCGACGCGGTATTGCCGATGGTGGTGATCTCTTCCCCAGGCGCCGCCAGCCACCGCACCAGCCCACCAAACGCGTTGAACGAGAGGTTCAGCAGGTGGAGGGTAGACGAACGCTGCGGCTTGGTGGTCGCGGTATTCCCGACGACCGACAGGGCGGCGAGAGCTGCCGTGGAGGCGTCCATCGCTGCATCCGTCTGGCCCGTACCGGACGAAACGGTCACCGCAATCGTGCTGTCGCGGGCGAGCAGCATGAAGGTGGGAGCAGACGAACCTGCTTGCCCTCCCATGAAGATTTCGAGAATGTTGATCCGTTGGGTGGACGAACCACCTTGAATCACACCGAAGTACGTGGCATCGACCAGATTGGTCGTGTCCGCCGTCGCGGTGGGGGTGAAGGTCGTGAGACCCAAAACACGCTTGGCCATAACAGGCTCCTAATAAGGTGAAAGGATGATTCCGGAAGGCGTACGACCGACGGCCGCTGCCTCTTGCGCTTCCTCAACGATTTGCTTGAATGTGCGGCATTTTCCTCCGTTGAGCGCTCGAACAGCTCCACAGCCATCACAGATGTAATGGTCACACCCAGTGCAATAGGCTCTTTCCCTGTTGCGCAAGGGGTTGACGATCATGACCTGTTGACAGTGGGAACACGTGATGGTGGCACACTCAGTCGTTCGGCCTGTCATACCGTTCGACGAGAAGAGCCAACCTTCATGAGAGCGCTTCGAGTGCATGGCAATTCCTCAGTACAGAGCGAGAATGCTGCTTGCGGTCGTACCGCTGGAAAGGATCTTGTCCACCTGGACAGGAAGGATTCCAACGGGGACGGCAGTGAAAGTGACTGTGTTGCCGGTAGTGTTGTACGGGACCGCTTGGTCGATCATACGAACAGTGATGTTCCCCGAGACACCCACATACAGACCCCGAGTCACCGGGATAACAGTGTTGTCGTTGGGCACCACCACTACCGCATCATGCGCGGGGACGGTTGCGTCTGCGCTTCGATTTGCCATATTAACTCCTCTGCTTCGAAAAATCGAGAGCGAGTGTGAAGTACAAGGGGCGGGTCACTGCCGCAGTAGGGGCGGCGTAGACAAGAACATTCCCCGTCTTTCCTTCCCCCACCGTATTCTGCAACCCGTTGACGGAGTCGAAGTCCAACCGCCCTCGGCCGTTAAGGGGAAGGAACACGTGCGGCTCCTCCCCATCCACGTCCTTGTCCCAGGCGAGCAGGACCTCAAGCTTGTCGGAGAGGGCATAGCTAACAGCGTCGAGGCGAAGGCCGCTGGCATGGAAGTCCTTCACCGCGATGAGGGTCTGCCAATCCAATCCTCCCCCATCCACAACGCCGTTCACTTGGACGTGAACATTCTTGGAACCGGGATCGGTCCCGCTGAGAGCTTTTGCCCAAACCGAAGCCATGAGGAGTCCTCAGACGGCTACGACAGTCCACTCGGAAGTGGTTGCCATGTACGAGGCTATGTAAAGATTGCCGTTGTCGTCAATAACCACTCCCTGCAAACCTGCGGCAGCCCCAACCCAAGCAATAACTTCGTAGTCGTTGCCAATAGTCAGAGGAGCAGTAATACTGCTGCCATTGACAAAACGCATTTTGGCGATGCTGTGAGAATTGATAGCCATAACAACCTCCGATTAGATTTGACCCGCCGCAGCACTTGCCAACGAGGCACCCACTGCATTGGCGAAGAAGTTCCCACCTGCCCAGCTCATAGCCGCTCCGGTGATGGGAGCGGTGCCCGAAAGGATTTGAATACGGTTATCTGAAATCATGCCGGTTGACGTAGACAAGAACACCATGGCCTTGGTACTAGAGGCCGTTTGATTGAAAATGTAGTTCCCTTGAATCAAAGCCCCCGTCATCGCGGTAGTGATGTTGTTGATCGCTCCCAACGAAGTGGTATACGCTCCAATGAACTTGTTGTTCAGGATCTGGATGCAATCCCCTCCAATGATTTGGAGAATGTTGGTCGTACCCGCATCGGTAGTGCCGCGGAACTGATTACCCGACACCACGAGGCGGTCAGCCGCAGCGCTGGTGGTGAGAAACACACCCACCTGGTTCGTCGCGCTCGCCGTAATGCAATCACAGTTGATCAGTTGGAAGTCCGCCGCCGTGACTGAGATGGGGGAGACAATCGCATCAAACCCCGTGCCATCCAGCACGAAGTTCACCATCGCCATCTGCGCTGCGGTGACTGTCATCTGAGCCGTGGTGGCCGTGTTGAAGGTGATCGTCGGGCGCGAGTTCCCCTGGCCAAGGCCAATGATCGACACGCCCGCCACGTTGAGGGCAAGGCCTGCAGCCCCACTCACCGTTTCCGTGTGGCCGGGCTTGACGTAGATCACATCCCCTCGATTGGCGACGCACTGCAGCAACGCCCCGGCGATAGTGGCCTTGGGAGAGCCGAACGTTCCCGGGTTGCCGTCCGCGCCCGCACTCCCTTGCGGCGCCAAAGCACTTCCGTTGTAGACCCAGAACGTGCGTCCCGGGTTAGTGATTTCTACCGGCATCCCCCTGATAAGCACGCCATCGGCGAACCCGTAGGGGAAGTTGGACATTTGGGGACCTGCACCAGCAGACATGGTATAACTCCTAGAAGGAAGACAGTTTGAAGAAAGGGGTGTACGTGAACAACGTCACCATTATCCACGTACACCAAAAGCTGGGCCCACTCCGACAGCAAACCCAGCGGAGACAACTTACGGTCCGTTGCTTCCGAAGATGCCGCGGGCATCCACGCAGTTCACGCTGAACCGCATGTAGGCCAAGGCCAGCGCATTGCGCGTCGGGAAGTCGTTGTCCTGCCGGAAGTCAGGGCGATTGCGCCACAGCATCATCATCCCCTCCGGGCAGTTCGTCCGTGCGAACCACGCGTTGGGCGAGGTGAAGTAGTGGTTCATCTTGATGCCACCCGGGTACGCGTTCGTCGCCTTGAGAACGTTGATCGCGTTGTTCGAGGTGGCGGACTGCAGCACCGACTTCATGATGCGATTGGCGTTGTACCAGTTCGCCGTCGCAACATGCAAGGTCGTGGGCATCAAATTGATGCGCAGGCCTCGATCGTTTTGAACGTTCATGATCTGGATGCTCATGTCCTCCAGACTCGACTCCGAGAGGTCAGCCGCGGGGCTGAGGGCGTTCGAGAACGTTCCCCCAGTCGCGTTGACGTGCGCAGTCGAGACCAACGCCGCTCCATCCCACGTCGTGAAATACGTGGTGACGAAGGCGTTGTTGTAGAGGAACGCACAGACGTTCTCGATGGTTTGGCGCATGGAGAAGGCATTCGCCTTCGCCCGGCGCGTTCCGACTTCCTCGTAAAGGTTGTCTTCCATCTCTTCGTACGTGACCTGGTAACCCAGGCTGTACGCGATGTGCACCATCGTGGTGATGCCGCCCTGGACCTCAGAGTCGTAGGTGCCCGGCTGACCTTCCGGCTTGATCGGGGCGAGCCCGAAGCCGGTGAGTCCGACGAACTTCTCGTACGCCTTGTCCGAGTCACCGACCTCGTAGAGGTCCGTGTACTCTTCCGGGTGCTCGCTATAGACTTGCCCCCACGTGGCCTTGATCCCCGGCCAGAGGAGCGAAGGATGGGAGCCCGTATTGATTACGCCGCCTGCCATGATGTTTCTCCTTTAAACGCCGGTGGTGCCAGCTTTGAAGTTGTGGTTGTTGACGCGTGCGAGCCATTTCGCATACGTCCCGAAGGCGTTGTCCGCCTTCTGCGAGAGCCGGAGGAGTTGCATCTGGTAGGTGCTCGTCGTGGCCTTGGAGTTGTTGTCCAACAGCCAGCCGGAGGCGTAGCCGTTGTTCGTGCCCGAGAGCAGGTTGATGTTGGTGCCGAGGTCGGTGGTGGCGAGAGCCGTACCAGCCCCACCTTCCTGCACCTCGTAGATGATGAAGGGATCGTCGGCGACTAGGAGGTAGATGGTCGCCGTGCGCGTCCCGGCGGGAACGACCACAGCACCGAACTGCGGACCGCCTGCACCCACAGCACCGCCGTAGACGTTCCCCGAAGGGACGAGGCCTACGACTGCCCCGAGCAGGGCGTTGCCGGCGCCCGCAGTCGCCAGGACAATGTTGGGGACGCCGTTGGCATCACCACTGCCGCCAAGGGCAACCGGGTCGCCGATAGCGTAGGCGTTGGTGGTGTCGCCGACTAGGAGGGAATAGACCGTTGCCTGCCCGTTCCACTTCGCGCCGTTCAGATACGAATGGGGAGAAAGCCCCATCGGCTTGTTGGCATTTGCCATTTCAAAATCTCCGTAGGTTAACGGCGCGAGCTAGCGACTAGCGCTTCTTCGCCCCGTTCTTGGGGTAGAAAAGATGTTGCCCTTCCTTCATGTACCGCTTGTTCCGATCGGGGTCGCCTTCGGCTCCCAGCTGACCAGCACGAAGCTGCACTGCGATTTCCTCATTGCGGTCCGTCTTCATCTTCATGTGCCGCTCATGGATCTCCAGGGGGATCTTCATGAGATAGAGACGTTCCTCATCTTCGTCACCACTGGCACCGGCCGACACGGAGACTCGGGAACCGAGGTCAGTCGACCCATCTCCCGTCCGATCGTTCGCGATGCCGCTGTCCACAATCTCCACCTCGTCGTGGTCGACGAAGGTATAGCCGGAGCGCAGTGCCCTCGAAACGTTCTTCCCAAGGTGCCAGTACATATAATACCCAGGGAGTTCCGGCACCGCCAACTTGAGGAAGGGCAGGTCCATCGGCGCGTAGTCGACGTCCTGGGCAGCCTTCGCCAGCGGGTTGGCCGGGTTGATTTCCTTCGCGGCTTGCGCCACGTCTTTGACAGTTCCCTTGCTGATTTCCATGATTACCTCTGCGACGCGAAGTAGGTCTCCGCGTAATGTTTTTGCCACTCGGCTTCGGTCTTGAAAGCCTTACCAGATTCACCGACGAACTTCTTTGCCTGGGCGCGACAAGCTTCCTTCGCCTCTTGGGGGAGGGCAGCGAAGGTCTTGGCTCCACCGCTGGAACCTCCCCCTTGCCCTGTCCCTTCCCATCCACCGCCACCACCTTCAGACTTCGCCATCCTCTGCGCAGGGGCCTTGTTCAAGATTGCCTCGGCTTGTACCTTGGCCTCCTCTAAAAGGGCTCCTGCCCTCAGCGAGGTCGTCGCCATCAGATCCTCTGCGATGCCCATGAACAGGGCCGTCTTCCGCTTATCCTTTCCCAGCCATTCGTCATTGGCCTGACCGAACTCGAGTGCCCAGGGTTCGTACTGCGGAGCCGAAGCTGCCGGAGGAGACCCTGCCGTGGCGGGTGCCGGCGCCTTCGCCGCTGCCGCCAAGTCATCGCGGGCTTGGTCGATTTCCTCTTCCAGGTCCGCCGCCAAATCGTGATTGCCTTCGCGAATCGCTTCGCGCTTTTCCTTCTTCAGGTCCGCAAGCTTTTCCTTGACCTGCCGCTCGATCTGCTCCGCTTGGTGCTTTAGCAGATCTTTGGTCGTCTGCTCCTGCTTCGTGAGCGTCCCCTTCAGCTCCGCCAGCTGCCTCGTCGCTTCCGCGAGTTGGTCGGTCAGCTTTTGGTTCTGCGCCCGGACGATGGGGATGATCTCCTTCCCCCTCCTCACGTACTCGTCGGCATCCTTCCACAGCTCCGGGTCACCCCTCCACTGCTCCTTCGGAGCCCACCCCATGCGTTTCGCTTCAGCTTCGATCGGACCGCGGTCAACTTCGCCGCTGGTGCTTTCCCCTTCTCGGTCAGCCATTGCCTTGCTCCTTGATGCGGATGAAGACGTCCCGGTCGTTGATCGCACGGTACTGCTTACCATCCAGTCCCTTGACGAGCGACCCGCTCATCTTAGCGACCATCACAACGTCCCCAGGTTTCGCTCGCGGCTCCGGCTCATCCGGCCAGCAGCACGGTCCCACCTCAACCACTTCAACCCGCATCTGCAGCATATGCGCTTCCGCCACGGTACTGTCGAGAACCTGGATCAAACCCTTTTGGATCTCCAGTTCTGCCGGCCTCACCAGCACGCATCGACCACGAGGTTCCAGTCCACTGTCATTCATCATTCATTCCTTGGTTAATTTCCTGGGCAGTCAGTTCAAGGATGTCCTTGATCAGCTGCCCTCTACCGATAGCACTTGAGTTGAGTTGGAGAGTCCTGTCGCCTTCGGGGGCAGTGAAACTCCCTGCCACCCAATGTTCGAAAGTCATCGCCAACTGTTTCGTCAAGTACTTCCTGAAGGTCTTCGTCGTCGGATGTTCCTTCCACGAGGACCATTCTTCCTCAGTCACCACCTCCAGCGGAAGCGGGCTGTTTCTCAATTGCTCGTCGGTCATTGTCAATCTCCGCTGCCTTAAGGACGGAGTCAATGTGGTGCTTGATGTTCTCGTTGCGGAGTTTCAGCATCCCGATCATCGACTCAATGAGGGCGATTTGATGCCCTTCCTGTTCGCTCTGGGCTTGCGCCGCGAGCGCTTCAGCCTGCGCAATAAGCTTGATGATCTGCGATTGGTTCAGCTTTTGCTGTTCCTGCATCTCCATCGTGAACTCTTGCTGCGCCTGCTGGAGTTCCAGTTTCTTCATCTCCATCTTCATCTGCTCAACCTGAACCTTCGGGTTGGGGAGAGGCGGGACCTTGTCGGGCCCGGGGTAGAGAATAGCGGAGCCTTCGAGCTTCATCGCCTCGTGGAGATTGCGCTCGGCAGCTTCGATCGAGTAACCGGGCACCATCCGCGCCCTCTCCGAGATCATCAGAGCCAGCTGAATCCTCATCTCCTCAGAGACGACGTTGGGGTCAGCGGCGGGGACGATTTGGCTCGGGTCTCCGAGGAAGTCTTCGCGGGAAATCTTCCCGCCATCCCCGAAGTTCTTTTCGAGGGGGAGGTACCGCCCGTTGAGGATGTAGAGCTTCGAGAACTCTTCCTTCATGCAGCGCCAGACGCGCTTGAACAAGGCCGAGTAGATCTTCATCCCTTGCGCGACCATCGTTTGGGAGGTCTGTGCAGGGGTGTTCTGGCCAGGGTTCTCGCCCGCCAGCATGTCCGTCGAGCCGCTGATCCGCTGGGTGTAGTTCACTAGGAACCCGAGGACCTGGAACAGGACGTTGCTCGGCTCTCGAACAGGGAGGGGGAAGATACTCTTCTGCAAATCGTCCCCGGTGCAGTCGACACGGTTCCAGCCGAACTGGGTGAAGGTGTACTGGCCACCGCGGAACTTAACTCCGCGAGCAAGGAACCCCCCAGCGGTGTTGGCCAGGGTCCCTGCATCCACCAGCTGGTTGAGGATCGTGTTGACTGCTTCGTTGAGCGGTCCCAGCAGCACGCCAAACCCCATCCCGTAGACCGAACCATCCGGACTCGGGATCAGCACATACCCTGTAAACTGTTCCGTGGCCTTAATCCGGAGGATTCGATTCCCCACCTTCTCGACGTCGGCAGGATCCTCCCACCGCGCAATGATCCGAGCCACAGACTTCGAATTCGCCTCGATCGTGATGATGTAGGGCTCTGCATACCCATCACCGTCCGCATCCAGCCAACAATGCTGTTCCAAAAACGTAAGCGGCGTTGACTCATCCGCGAAGGGAGGGTTCAGCCCCATCCGCCTATCCGCCTCAACCTGCCCTTCCATCTGCGGAGGAGCACTCGGCGACTTGTACCAAGCTTCGTCGAGGAAGTCCCGAAACACCCCTCCCACACACCTCTCATGGACTTCGTTCCGGTAGAGCTCAATCACATGGGTCTTACGGGCGCAAGTCTCTACACTCTTCGCGTAGTAGTCCATGACCAGCTTCACCGATGGGACCATCTCGGAGACGTTGATCCCTTGCACTGGGACGTAGCGGCTCTTCTTAAAAACACTCCCCACAATCGGGAGTTGGAGCAGCAGACGATCCATCTGCTCTTCCCATGCCTGATCCTCTTCGAGGACTTGGTAAGACATGTAGGCGCCGACCCGAATCGCGCGGGAGTGCTGGGTACCTTGCGGGTCCGGACCAGGCACCCGCGCCTTGACAATGTTCGTCCCCTGAATCAGCGTCGGGTAGGCGCGGGAGTGGAACTCCATCGCCGCAATCGTCACGAGGGGGAAGGCGACGTTCGAGCACCCCGGCCACGGGAAGGACTTTTCCCGCTGCAGTTGCAGGGCGAGATCCATCGCTGCTTGGGTGCGCCGGAGCCACGTCGAGCGGCTCTGCACATCCCGATCATACCCATCCCAGCACCAGTCCCCAATCCTCCTCAAATCGCCTTCGGAGAACCTCGAAGTCAGGTTCGCCTCGTGACAAATCCTGTCATCGAGCTTGATCTGGGTTTCGAGGTGGAGCATCAATAGCCCGTAGTTGTATTGCGTCCGAGGAAGCGACGGGGGTCGTGCTCACGCATATCCCACTCTTCATCATCCATCACATCGTCGTCTTCGACGTCCGGCATCTCTTCGAACCCAAGGCTCAGCAGCGCAACCGAATCGAACTGGTCATCAAGCTGCGCTTCCGCGTGCTCAGAGAAGGAGAGGATTTCTTCCTGCATGGGGGTATACCAATCCTTGTCGGTATCCCACCTTACCCCACCGCCCTTCATCCGCTTCTGGAAACTCTTGCCGCGGGAGGCCTTGTCCTTGATGGGAGTACGGGCGACGAAGTTGATCCACTCTCCCCTCCGCAGCATCTCTTTCTTGATCGTAGGCCAGAGGGACAACCAGATCTGCCCCGACTCAACCCAGAAGAGATCAGGGTGCCACTTGCGGTTGGTGTCGAACAGGGCGTCGATGATCTCGGAGGAGTCCATCCGTCCCACCGTCTGATCGACAATGTGCAGCAGGTTACCGCGGTCCATCTTCCCGGTCGTGATCGAAGTGCGGTTCGCTTTGTCCGCCTTCGAAATCGCAAAGTCAACGCCCACCCCAAAGATCCCCTCTTCGTCGTGGTCGGACTCCTTCATCGCCTGGAACCAGTCCTTCTTGATGTAGTTTGTCTCGTCATCCCGCGGATCGTTGAGGTACTCTTGGGAGTAACCCACCGCGTCTTGGTCGTCAATGAACTGTTGACGAATCTCCCGCAGGATCTCTTCGTTATTCATCCCCCGAACGGGATCGCGACGGGCTTCCCAGAGTTGCTGGGAGAAGTCATTGAAGCTTGCGTGGGCGCGGTAGAGCTTCGAGGCCCACGACTTGCTCGTCATCAGGCGGGAGAGCATTGAGTGTTGGTGGAGGATCGTGCCGTGCCACCTGATCCTCGCGCCCAGCGACGCTGCCGGGATCAACGCCCGGTTGACCCAGCGACTCAGCTTCCTCCGCCGATCAACCGAAGCGACCTGCTCATCCTCTTCCACATCATCCATCAAGATCAGATCGGGCCGCTTCCCGTGCCACTTCATCCCGCGGACTCGCTGCTCAACACCACGAGCGATTACACGG